AGGTTGTAGTAATTTTTTTGCTCTACCTCCCAACAATGAACAAATATATCCACATCGTTGCCTTTGATTATTTTATCATTTATGTAATTATAGCCAGCCTTAAAAGAGTGAAGTCCACTGGGATTAGACATATAACCATGTAAGCAGAGAGCCAGTTTCATTTGTTAGTGTTATTCAAGTGTCTTGAAGAAAAATTGACCCAAACCTTAATCCAATGGCCTTCCCCTCCCCCCCCTTGCATGACTAATTTATGTGTCTTTTCAATCCAATCACAAAGCTCCTTTTGTTTTTTTTCCCCCAAAAAGTTATGCAGCTCCATTACTATGATATTAACGTCAGACAAATCAACGCCCATTAAAAAATCATACTCGGCTCCTTCGCAGTCAACTTTTAATATTTCTACTTTTTTGCCACCTGTTAAATCTTCGAAACTGATGCTTTGGACCTCCTCGTAATCTCCTTGCCATCCGTGACTATTATGTTCATAGACATAGCCACAAGTCCCCATGTTGCCTGAAGGGGTATCTTTATTTATATCTCCATGAATGTATTTTTGTAGCTTTAGAATTTTACCACTTTCAGAATCAACAGCTTTTTTGAAAAGCTTGTAGTCAAAACCTTTTAAATTTTTATCTATTTCCTCTTGGTTATATTTAGAGGGTTCTACAAGATACCAATTATTAGACAGGTGACCCCAAGCTTTTGCAAAGCCTCCTACGTTGGCCCCGACATCAACAATTAAGTCATCAGGATTAATTTTAAAAACGTGTAAAGGATAATCTTTGCACTCATTAGTTATTATCTCCAACCAATTATTTGGTTGAGATTCGCATATTAATTTATCTACTTTCATATCGTCTTTTAAAAATTTCAAACGTGGTTAAATCTCTATAAGGAGGATCTTCTATTTGGTCCTCTGCGTGTTCTGGATATACACTAAGCATCATCATTCCCCAAGCAGCCCACTCAGGGGTTATGTAAGAATTATATCCCATAAATGATGGCTGATCAATATCATAATTTACATCCTCAGATCTGCCCGACCATCTCATTTTTTTTAAAAAATCATAAGCCTCTTTATCGTCTGTTAAGATCATACCTCCTTTACCTAATTTCAAAGGTTTTTTTATTCCAAAAGACAAACACATAAGTGTGCCTTTTTTATACATATTAGAGGTGAATCTTTTTGCTGCATCATATATTGGATAGGGTTTTAATTGATAGATACCTTTCCATTTTAAATCTTCAAATTTAACTTTGCCTCTTGCTTGCACTATTGATTGAGCGACCGAAATATATGTTCTTTTTGGTATTGTGACCTCTTTAACATTGTGAAACTCACAAGACATTTTTATTGCGTTTGTGCAATTATCGCAAGATACAGCATAAGGGGCGCCTGTATACTCAGCAACGTTTTCTTCAAACATTTCAACAACTTTATGAGGATTATGCATTTTTATTTAATAAAAAATATTTTTTAATGAAACCACAAGACTCAAACAGAGCTAGGCTGGATTTATTTTTTACGTCAATTTTAGCTTCACAGTCAGGATAAATAGAAGTAATTTCATTCAATAATTTTTTACCTATTCCTCTTTTTTGATATTTAGGGTCTACAGCAATTCTTACATCATCGTTAACGACACCAGCAAACCCTACAACTTCACCGTACCTAATTGCTACTATATAATTTTCATTATGTTTAGCCATAAAATTATTATGAGTTTCATAGCTTATCATTGAAGAATTTATGAAAGATTTTCTTACTAAGTTTCTAATTTCTAAAATTCTTCTCCAGTGGTTTTTGTCACATTTTACTAATTCCATAAATCTATATCTTGAGGGGCGGGATTTGAAGGGTTCGACCAATATACATTTAGATAAGTTCTCATTGCTTTCCATCCCTCTAATTGTAAGTATGGTCCCAATGCAGAGCCAATATCCATATATTGGTTTTTATCAAAATCTTTATAAAGTTCATAACACAGTAGATTGCTTAAAGATGCTGCGGCAAACAAAAACAAATGATTCTCAATATTATTTTCCCTTATCCAGTGCTTACAAGCGTCTATTAAATAATAGTCGTCTTTCATGCAATTAGAACCAATCGGAAAATGTTTTGTTATATTAAATGGTAGTTTGTCAAATTTTGAATTTTTATTGCTGATAATAACTATTTTTTTCTTGCTAAGAACAGGAACAATCTCAGACACAAAATGTTTATAATTATCATTTATTAGGACATTGCTAAAAGTTAAATGCTCATCATCCCCTTCTCCATATAAATCTCTACAAAACTGCCATGAAGAACTTCCGTCTTGACCATTATAAGCTGGAATTCCTTTGAAGTAATTTTTTTTTCTATACTTCAAGGATTCTATCAGCTTAGTATTCAGATAAGGAGTCTCTTCAGGTATAAATCTTTTTTGCTCCTCATCCTTTTTAAAAGCGTAGTCAGGTAATCTTATTGTTTGCCCCTCATAAATATCACCTTGAACTAGAACTCCATCACCCAGAATTAAAGTTTTATTTCTTAGAACTGTAACTTCGCCATCAGAGAATCGACAAAACCCAAAAGGTTCATCAGATTTTACTAATTTAGCTATTTTATCAAACTCTTCTTTAAACGTTTTCATTTATAATTATCATTTGCCCAATCGTAAATTCTACTTAAAGATTCTTCTAGATTTATATCAAGAGTGTACCCTAATTCTTTTTGAATCTTATCCACGGATGGGCATCGACGCTTAGGCTCATGTTTGTAAACAATAGGTGGGTCTATAACCTCTACCATATTTTTCTTGCCACATGTTTTTTCTACCATTTTAGCTAAATCAATCATAGATATTTCATTACTTGGATTACCTATGTGGTATAAAATATCTTTACCTTCAGTTAAAACTTGTATGCACCCTGATAAAAAATCTCCATACCAACAAAAAGTTCTAGTTTGGTCACCAGGAGCATAAATTCTCATTTTTTCACCTTTTAAACAATTTGATATAAAATTAGGGATAACCCTTTTGTCATCTTGCCTAAAATAACCAATAACATTAAAAGGTCTTACTATTTTACAATCTACATTAAATTGATCTTTAAATACGTAAGATATTGTTTCGATATACATTTTAGTAACATCATAACACGATCTTTTGTCTAATGTCTTAGCTGTTGGAGTATAAGATTCATCTGTAGGTATAAATTCTTTTGGTGGAGTTCCTAATACTTCAGATGAAGAAAAATTTAATATTTTAGCATTATTTGATAGAGCTGTTTGCAAAAGATTTTTTGTGCCTTCAGTAGATACATCCATTGTTTCAATTGGATATCTTTCATAGTAATAAGGGCTAGCACAACCACTACAGTTAATTATAAAATCTATTTTTTCATTATAAAGTTTTAGACTTAGATAACTACCAGTCAAATCGTGTTGGAGATTTAAAAGATTGTCAGCCTCTAAAAGATCTTTTTTTTCTCTTCCTAAAAAGTTATCAATAGAAATAATTCTACATTTGTTTTTAAATTTATAAAAATTTAAATATAAAAAATATTTTACGAAAAGCGCTCCCAAAAATCCCGCTCCGCCACAAACTAAAATGGTTTTACCTTCAAAGCTGTAACAATTTCGCTCTGTTTTTTTATATATTTCTTCAAAATCTCTTTGATAATGTTTTTCAAATTTCATTCAATATTTCTGCTATTTTTTCAGATGATCTCCCATTTCCATATGGACAGATGCAATTAATTTTATAATTAGTATTTAGACTTTGGAATATTCTATTTAATTGATTTGGACTCTTACAAATTGTAAGCTGCCCAGACTCTTTACCCTCTGGCCTCTCTGTTGTTTCTCTACAAACTATAATTTTTTTGTTTAAAAAACTACTTTCCTCTTGCAATCCCCCGCTGTCACTAATTACTAGTTTACATTTTACTAAAATATCAAGAAGTTTTTCATGATCAAGCGGCTCAATAACATTAACATTAGTTAATATATTTTTATGTTTTTGTACGTTTGGGTTGGGGTGAATAGGTAGTATAAACTCTAAATCAGAGTTATTTTTAGCTATTTCATTGATAGTTTTAAACCAATCGTATATTAAATCGTGATTTTCTCGTCTATGAAGAGTAACTAAAACTTTATTTGTATATTCACATTTTTTTTTGTAGCTTAACAAGTTATCTAAAATAGTATTTCCTACAACATGACACTCTCCCTTAACTAACTCATTTTTTAATGTGTTTTTAGATAATGAAGTTGGGCATAAATTTATATCTGCAATGCGAGATATCATTTGTCTATATGCCTCTTCAGGATATGGATGATCTAAATTATAAGTTCTCAATCCAGCCTCCAAATGAATAACTTTCTTTTTTGAGTGAAAACCCGCTAACGCACAGGCAAAAGCTGAAATTGTATCTCCTTGAACTAAAACACTCTCAAAATCACCGTCAGGAAATTGAAGTAAACAGTCACTGACTATTTGATCTAACCTTTTTCCGCTTTCGCAATCATTAATATTTATATGATAATCTGTTTTAACATCTTTTAGTAAATCTGTATGCTGACCTGTGAATAAAAGTTTATAGCTATCTAAAACCTTAGTTAAAGGTTTTACTTTTAACCACTCAGGTCTAGTCCCAAAACAAATAACAGTTGTCATTTGACGTTTATTAATTTAAAGCCTTTTTTATAATAATGTTTTAATGACAAGCCAAAATCAATACCGTTTGAATTTACAGAAATGGCATTTTTATCGACACCGTACTTCATAGCTAATTCAAGTCTGCTACCCCACATCTCTAGATCATCTTTTGGGTGTGGTGGCACATATGTATTTAAATCTAAATATTTTTGTATGGAATACGAAAAATGAACGTCCTCACCACAAATATAATTTATTGGCGGTCTTGTCTCTCTCCAAAATGCTGATAAAAGATCCCTATGAAAAAACCAAGCATGACCTCCAATATCTACCCTTTTAGTTTTTTCATTAGGGTTATGTAGACCATCATTTGTATATGATTTATATTCTAAATCGTTGAAAGTAATTCCATTGGTTAAATATAGTCCATTTTGTTCATTTTCTATACAATTAATACAATTCTCCGTCCATTTAGTTCCTGGGATTGTGTCATCGTCCAATATGCATATGTAATCTGATTTTGAATTTAAGGCAAAAGCAAATCTCGCCCAAACTCCATAATTATAATTATTGTGAGATACTTTTATTGTACCATTTGGATCTTGCACTAAAAAAGAATCTTTAGGATCTGTCGGTTTGTTTTGCCAAATCATAAGCTCGTCGCATTTGACAGTCTGTTCAGAAATTGCTTTTGTTTGCTCACTCAGAGTATGAGGTCTCTGCCATGTATTTAGTATATAAGTTACTTTACTCATTATTTAAATAAATTAAAATTAAGCGACTCAATATTAAAGTCGCCCCAAACATTATCATATAAACTTTTATCTAGTTTTAAATCTTTAAATTCAGACCAATCATTTATGATTACCATTGGTATGCCTAATTTTTTAAATCTTTCAGCTCCGTACCATTTAGTGACAATGGGTATACTTTTCATATATAAAGCCTCCCATGTCTTATGACAATCTTTACCATTACCATCAGGAGAAACTGTAAAGTAAGATTTAGAAATATCTCTTAAGTATTTTTCCTGAGTATCATTAACGAAGTCATCATGGTCTTTTATTGATACTGCATTTGGGTAATTTGTAGTAGGTTGAATTCCTAAAGACTGATAACAATAATTTCTTTCTTGAGGGTTAGTTGAAACATTAAAGTTAGCGTAATACAAATTATCCTTTTCATTATTTTCATTTATGATTTTTTTAAATCTATCTTGATTGCCATGAGACCATTTAGGGTTAGCTATTCCTATTGGTATAGGAGAAACTTTAGGATGTTCGCATAATAAATTTTGAGTATACCAATGTTGCATTTTAGGAAAAAATTCAACAACAGCTTTAACATATTCATAAGTAAAATTTATGTCAGAGTTATGTGTCACTAAAGTGAACTCCGAAGAACCTATGGTTCTAGATTTTTCAAATAACTGTAAAAATTCTGGCATACAAAAAACAAAATTATTTTTTATATCATCATCAACTGTTAATTTAAATGATGGAGTTCGTTCATCCTTATAGTCTGTAAGTCGAACTTTACATTGATGTTTAAAATATGTTCCGTTTAAAAAATTCATTGTTCTATTTTTTGCCAAAATATTTCACTTGCATTTTGGCATTTATTTTTAAATTCATCATAACCAACTTTGTTAAATTCTAAGTAAGCTCCGATTTTATTTACTTCACCTATTACTTCTTCAACACCACATAATAATGCTTCACCTACCATTCTGCAAAATGGTTCATTAACTATTGGAGAATGAAATATAGCTTTGCTTTGTTTTAAAATATCAGCAACCTCTTCTTGAGTTTTGAGGCCACCAAATTTTATATTATTTTGATCTTTAAAAAATTGATTAGGATCTACATGAGACCATCCAAAAATTGATATTTCTTTATCTGGATTTTTTTTAGCAAAATCAATTATTTTTTTAGCACCTTTCAATTCATGAATATAGCCACAATATACTACATCATAAATTTTTTCCTGATCTGTTCTACAAAAAAGTTCTGTATCGATTGGGTCATAAACTATTTCTGTATTTGTAAAATAATCGCCATAAAGATCCTTAAAGAAAGAAATATGAAATTCACTTAAAAAAAAGTTTTTTTGAGATTTTGTAAAGAGATGCGCTCTTGTTCTGTTGTCTAAATATAAACATGAGTCATGTTCTAACCTAACAGAATTAGGCAGTCTTTTTAAAAAGTCTATTTTTTCAGGACTAATAGCATTTATATGCTCTAAATTAGAATTTATAATTAAATCATAAGATACTAAAAAATCTGTTATCGAAGACTCATAACTGTGTTCTACGATTTCGTGACCTAATTCTCTACCTTTTTTGATTAAAAGGTGATTACTTCTTTGTGCTCCACCCTCTCTTTGAGCAAGTGTGTAATCAGATACAAATAAGATTTTCATGCGATAGCATGATTATATCTTATAAATCGTCCTCTTCAATAAAAACTGAGACCTTTTCTAGATCTGGATTTTGAGCAATTAATTCACTTTGCTCTACAAAGTTAGCATCATCCCACCCCCAATGACTTAGTATCTCCTCATCATCCCATGCAACAGCATCACTTGATGTCATTTTGCTTACTGGTTTTTTACTCCAAAATCTACATGACCAGTATCTAGCTTTATACTTTGGACCTGGATTTGTGTCACACTTATGTCTAGCTCTAAAGCTTTTTCTTCTTTCAGGATCGTCACGCTTTATCTCCATGTTTGGATCACCAAACTTGACCATAACAACGTTACCTTTTTCATTCTTCACATAGACTCCGAATTTTTTTTTTGAGCCAGTAGGTAACCTAAAGGGTTTATTTAAAGTTTTTTTTTGAGCCTCTGTGTAATCTAAATCTTCAGCCTCGTTGTCCATTTCTTCTTCAGTCACTCCAGCTTTTAACAAGTCAATCTTAGCCATTGTAAAATTCAACTCGCTAAAATCAATAAACTCTTTACCCACTTCCTCGTTATAATATTCTTCACTACCTCTTGCGATGTCTGAATCAGCTGCTCTATAAGATTTTTTTACTTTTCCACCCCTTACCATTCTTAAAAACGTATTGACTCTTGCCATAGCCCATTGACCTCTAGATTTTCCAGGTCTATGGCTGCTTGAAAAAGCTCCAGCGCCTCGTCTATAAACTTTTTTAAGCTGACCTAAAGTAACTTTTTTGGAGTATTTAGAATTATGCTCTTTTACTTTATTCTTAAGAGCTGTTACTACTTTTTCAGAAAATGTAATTTTAGGGGCTTTTTTACCTCCTCCAGCTGAGCCTTTAGGATTTTTCTTTGAGCCTTTTCTGCGTTCTGAAGGTTTAGCTGGAGTCTGTGCTCCGCTTTTACGCCCAGGTCGTTTAGCGGCTTGCGCCTCCAAAAACTCTTTTGCTTTATCTGAAAAATCGTACTCCATCTAGCAATGATTTACACAAAAAATACATTAAAATGAATTTTAACCCTCACAAGAACTACAAGATAATATTGATCTTGCAAGCTCTTGACTAGGATTTGCACTTCTTTGATAATAAAAGCTTTTTATTCCCTGTTCCCAGCCGAAAATTAAAAGCTCACTTACTTGCTTTGGAGGACATTTTGGAGCTATCATTAAGTTCAAACTTTGGCTTTGATCTATGTATTTTTGTCGTTGAGCGGCTTGTAATACTATTTCTTTTTGTGAAATTTCACCAAATGTTTTGAAAACATCCTTTTCTTCTTCAGATAGAAAATCTAAATGCTGTACAGATCCACCCTTAAGTAAAATTGATTTCCATGTAGTTTGGTTATTTTTCTTCTTTTCAGTAAGGATTTTTTCTAAGTAAGGGTTTTTGTAAGTAAATTTACCTTTTGCAAGGTCTTTTGTGAAATAGTTGCTATTCAAAGGTTCTATAGAAGGAGATACTTGCCCTAAAATAAATGAGCTTGAAGTTGTTGGGGCTATTGCCATTGTAGTTAGGTTTCGTCTACCATATCCTTTAAGATACTCAGGCTCTCCTAATAAAACAGCTAGATTTTCTGTAGCTTTATCACAACGCTCTCTTATTAATTGATGTATTTCTTGATTTAAAAATTTAGCCTCTAAACTCTCAAAGGCTATCATTTTATCCTGTAAATAAGAGTGCCAACCTAAAACTCCTAATCCTATAGCTCTTTGTCTTTTTGCAAATTCATGAGAGCTTTTCATAAATGGAATATCCTTTGTTTTTTGAACATATTCCTCCATCACAGCATCTAAGAAAAATATCAAAGTTTCAACAGCATCAGTTTCTTTAATTTCTTCCCACTTTACTAGGTTTAAAGATGATAAACAACAAACAAAAGATTCTTCCTCAGATGAATGTAGAGCTATTTCACTACAAAGGTTAGAAGCATGGACTTTTAAATTTTTATCTTTATAAGGTTTTGGCGCTGAATTGTTTACAGTGTCAGTAAAAAATATATAAGGATAACCTGTCTCAAACCTTTTTTTGATTAGGGCTGCCCAAATATATCTCTTTGATTTATCTCCAGATATTAATTCTCTCATCCAAGAATCACTTATACAAACACCAAAAGATAAATCTTGTATTGGATGACCTTCACTTCGTATCCTCAAAAATTCTTTTATATCTGGGTGATCAATGGGTAGGTATCCTGCAAAAGATCCTCTGCGAACATTACTTTGAGATACTACAGATGAAACTTTATCGAAAAGTTCCATGAAGTGAACTGATCCACTTGAAGTGCCACCAGATGATATTTCTGCTCCTCTACCTCTAAGCGCCCCAAAGTAAGCTGATGTACCTGATCCATGCTTAGTTTGCATTCCAACCTCAGCTTGTTTTTCTAAGATAGAATCCATTCTATCTTCAATGTAAACGCCGTTGCAAGAAATAGGTAAACCTCTTTCTCTACCAAAATTAGCCCAAACTGGACTGGCTAAAGAGTAGAAACCTCTAGCCATATAATCTTCAAATTTAGAAGCGAACCCTTTTACTTTTAAATACTTTTCAGCACTCTTAGCAATATCTAAAATTCTTTGTTCTGCTGTTTCTCCAGTTTGTAAATAACCTCTTCTTAAAAAAGCTTTTGAATCCTTGTTTAGCCAATAGTATTTGTTCATTAAAATAGATCGTCTGCGTCAAATGTCTGTGAGTTTTTAGAATACTCAACAGGTCTAGAATGAAAGAAATCAGTAGCATTATTGCCCATCAATTCTTCCTCAAACCACATTGTATTTTCTAAAACAGAAGTGTCAACATTAAATGCAGAAGAAAACCCTATTTTTTCTAAAGAGTCATTTATTCTATTTTTTATAAATTCTTTAAGGATCTCAGCATTAAGACCTTTTTCATTAAAACCGTTAATCATCCAGTCAACAATCTTGCTTTCAGCTTTATAAGCTTCTTGAGCCTCATGTATAATTCTACTCTCTAATTCCTCATCAAATAATTCTGGATGCTCGCTCCTAATGGTATTGATTATCTTAATTCCAGCAAGAGCATGTATGTTCTCTTCGTTCCTAGTATACTTTACCTGCTGCCCAGTATCCTTTAATATATTTCTATAACGATTAAACCAGTTGATGATATAGAACTGTGAAAACAAAGAAACATTTTCTACAAAAAGAGTAAAAAGTATTATTGAATAAACATATTGTTTTTTTGAGTCTTTGTAAAATTTATGATTGTATTTTCTAAGATAATTAACTCTACCTTGAATAAAATCTAGCTCTAAGTTTTTTTCAAAAACATCCTCAAGACCTAAAACTTTTAATAATCTTTCGTAGGCATTATTATGGATAACTTCAACATTTGCCATAACATACCCCAAATCGGTCAAGCTTGGGTGAGGTAGATTGTCTCCTAATTTACTCCAGAACTTTTTTACCGCTACTTCAATCTGCCCAACAGCTGAAAGAGTTCTTATAATAATTTCTTTTTCTTCAGAGTTTAAATTAACATTAAAATCCTGTATATCGCTACTAAAGCTAAATTCTTTATCGGTCCAAAAACCGTTATGCATTGCCTCAATAAATTCTTGTGCCCATGGATAATGGTCGGGCTTCCTTGATATTTGTTCTTCGAAAATCATGACTATTGTTTTTACACCATACTTTGCTTTGCTGTCAAACTGTATTTGAAAAATTTTTTTTTTTAGTTGACAAGTTGATTTTAATGTTTATTATACCGTATAACGGTTTAAAGACGCTAATTATACCTATTACGTTATAGTAAAGCTATACGTTAGTCTGTATACATTACGTTTTATAATTTATATATAAATTATATATAAAATATATATAAAATAATGGAAAAAGGTACAAAATTTACAGAGCCATTGGCTCTGGAAAGCGATATTTCTTTAATTAATAAAATTAAAGATTCTAACGACGAAGGTAGTTTATTAGAGCTTATAAGCCGTCATTCTGGCATTTATCATACAATGGTAAATAGTTTTCTTTCTGGGCCGAGGAATACCGCAGATAAAGACAACCTTTTAGACGATAAAGTGCATGAAGTATACTCATGCGCTATAAAATTTGATCCTTCTAAAAACACAAAGTTTCCAACTTATTTAGCTAATCACACAAAATGGAAATGTTTAGGAGTTTTAAATAAAAGAAAAAAACACCAAGAAATTTCTTTTCAGGATGATGATTTTTATATTGAACCTCATTGTGAATCTTTTTTAGAAAGTCTAAGCAAACACGAGATTTTAAAAATACTTAAAAAATTCTTAGAAAAAGAAACTGACGATAGAGTAAAAAAAATAATTGACAAAAGATATAATGTCGATAATCATAAGCTCACACCTTGGAAAATTATAGCTGAGGATCTTGACATGAGTATTCAAGGCTGTATAAATATCCATAATAAATTTTTAACTAAAATTAATAAACAAACTAAATATGTATAATTCAATAACTGCTGCTGCTTATCTTGTTAAAGACCCAGAATCTAGAACAACTTCAACTGGTAAAAAAGTTGTAAATTTAAGAGTCGGTATTTCCTCATCTAATGTCAAAGATAAATGCTATGTTGATGTCCAGTATTGGGACAAACAAGCTGAGATAGCCGAAAAATACCTCTCTAAGGGAAGAGAGTTTATTGTTCAAGGAGAACTTTCAATGTCATCTTGGGAAAAAGATGGTAAAAATTTTAGTAGATATTTCATAAAAGGTAAAGATTTACAGTTTCTTTCATCTAAGAAAAAAGACTCTGATGATTCTACTGCTTCTACAAAAGAAGAAAAAGTAGGTGAAGAAGTTCCTTTTTAATGAAGGTATTATTAGAAGCGCCTCTAAATAATTTAAGTTTTGGTAATGTTTCTATAAACATTCTAAAACAATTATATAAAAAAAATATTGAAATAGGACTTTTCCCTATGGGAGATGTCACAGTAGATGCTTTTTGCTTAGGTGAAGACTTTAAAACATATATTGAAGATGCTGTAAATAACAGGTTCAAATTTTTATCTGAAGATATACCATCTCTAAAACTTTGGCATATTAACGGCGCTGATAATAGAAAAAATAAAAACCAGTTTTTATATACATTCTATGAATGTAACCAGCCCACTGAAATAGAGTCTGCAATAGTTGGTAATCAACAAAAGACAATCTTTAGTTCAACTTATGCAAGAGATCATTTTGAGGCTAAGGGCTTAGAAAACTGTGAGGCTGTCCCTTTAGGTCTTGATGACTGTTTTAAAGTTACTAACAAAACTTATATGCAGGATTGCGTTCATTTTGGTTTGATGGGTAAGTATGAAAATAGAAAACATACTCAAAAAATTATTAAGACTTGGTTAAAAAAATACGGCAACAATAATAAATATTTACTTACTTGTTGTATAAACAACGCATTTTTTCAACCAGAACAAATGAAAGGTTTGATTAATCAAACTTTGGAGGGAAAACACTATAACAATATTAATTTTCTTCCACATTTGGCCACTAATTCAGAAGTTAATGAATATCTAAATTCAATAGATATTGATCTTGGTGGACTCTCTGGTGGAGAGGGGTGGAATTTACCATCATTTAACGCAACTTGTCTTGGAAAATGGAGCATCGTTTTAAACTGCACCTCACATAAAGATTGGGCTAATAAAGATAACTCAATTTTGATTGAGCCGTCTGGAGAAATGGCAGTTGGTGATGGTGTATTTTTCAATGATAATCAAGCTTTCAATCAAGGAACTTTTTACACTTGGACTGAAGATGAAGTTATTTCTGCAATGGAGTTAGCTGAGTCTAAGGCGGGACAAGTTAACACAGAGGGTGTTAAAATGGGTGACAAGTTGACATATGAAAATACTGTAGATCGCATTTTATCCCTTGTTTTTAAGGATTAATTACTTGGCACAATTAATGTTGTTATATAAGCATTATGAACACATTATTTAACTTAATAAACGAACAAATACAATACCCAGTCGAATCGACAGATAATAAAGATGCTTATGAAATTGAATTTTCATTTGCTGGTTTTTCTAAGAGTCAAATAAAAATAACGGCTACTGATACTTTACTAACAGTAGAGGCTAAAAATAAAAAAGACTCAAAAAAAAGAACTGTCAGACTAGGTAGTCAAGTTTCTATAGATCACATAGTAGCTGAATATACTCATGGTTTATTGAAATTAACATTACCTAAAAAAGGTATAAATGAAGGTAGACAAATAAAAATTACTTAATGCCTATTTACGTTTACAAACATCCCGACAAAGAAGAATATATTGAAGTAATTCAAGGTATGAATGATGAACATTCTTACGAAGAAGATGGTTTAGCATGGGAGCGAGTTTTTCTCGCTCCTAATGCGTCCATAGATGCTGATGCTGATCCATTTAATAGTAGACAGTTTGTAGAGACAACTGCTGCGAAAAAAGGAACTATGGGAGATATGATGGATTATTCTAAAGAGCTTAGTGAAAAGCGAGCACAAAATAATGGTGGTGTTGATCCTGTAAAAGAAAAATATTATAAAGATTATTCAAAAGCTAGAAACGGAGCTAAACACATCAATCAAATAAAGGAAAAAGGTTACGAAAGCAAAAACGTAAAAATTGATTACGATTAGTAGCTAGTACCACTTAACCTTAGCCCTGCGCTTTCGTTCACAGGAAAAGTAAAGGCGGCATCAAAAGACATCATGCCATTGACTGGTAAAGAGGAGTTATAGGATTGCAGTCTAGCATTAGATATTGAGTATTTTATTTTCTTAGAATCTGTTGAACTAAGAACTAAATCAAAGCTATAAGTTTGTTCAGTTTCTAATACACCTGTTATGTTACCGTTTTCGTAACCTGATACTAGTGATGAAATAGAAAATGATCCATCAGCTGGCATTTCAGCTTTTCTGTCATAAGAAAAATCACTTCCAAAACCGTAATTAGAAACTCTTTGTAAAGCTACTGACATGTCAACAGATTGAACTAAATGACTGCCAGATATAACTTGGCCTCCTACTTGTAAATTTTCAAAAGATATTGAACTATCCTCGTCATTTGGTATAGGGATTTTTGGATCTTTAGTGCCATTATCAAAAGTAAAATTTAAAAGTCCTACGTTATTGTTGTTGCCCTGAAGTAAATTTATAGCTGGCGATTCCATACTAGTGCCAGTTAACTTTTCAAATTTTGCGTTTGATGCCACATAAGTAGTTGTAACAATTGGCAATGAATTTACTCCGTAAGTCAATCCGTAAGAGGTTAGAAAACAGTTCCCAAAAGCGGCAGCTTCAAAACCATTTAGATTTACTGCTGAACCTCCAACTGTAACTGAATCTAAAGCGTCTTTACCATCATCAGGGCTATTTATAATTAAGAAATTAGTATTTTTAGGTAATGAACCAGCAAGGGCTTGAACGTCAGTAGTATACGAATTACCTCCACTTATAAAATTGCTATTTATCTCATTCTGTAATTTAGGCTCTGGTATGTATGATAAAGTTAATTCTACATCAGGCTGTATAAAAGTATTATCAATACTAAAGTCTTGAGATCCTAATTGCTTTGATTTTTCATGAGGGAAGGCCATAGAAAAACTAGCACTTTGAACATTATTAATTAAATTTAAATCAATATTAGTCGTTTTAAATGATGCAGCATCATTGCTTGCTGCTACTATTGCTTTTTGACTCTGTATTATAGCTCTTGACATTTTAAACCTCTGTTGGGATTACGCCTAATGGATCTTCGACAAAGTTTACACTTAAGTTGTTTGTATTATCATAGACCCAAGTATGAGTCCAATTAGGGCAATAATAAACTTTTGGTCTATTATAAACTGATGGTATTTGATGTTCAAATCTCCTATAACCAGCTTTATTCTCTAAAAAGTGCAGCATAGATTTTAATTGGTGATTAGATATATTGCTGAAACTATAAGATATATCAAATTTAGATATATTTTTTGTATTTTTATCTCCACCTAATCTTTGAGTAAAAGAATTATTAAATTCAACAATATCTGATTTTATGCCTACTTCAAAGCTCTGTTTTTCATCAGGCTCAAAGAAAAACTTTTGAGTCCAATTAGTCGATGCACCAGTTGGACTATTTGATGAAGACGAAGCATGATCTTCAGTGCAATAGAAGAAATTATTTAAGTTGTTTGTATTAACACCTGAAAAAACAACATCATACTTTTTATATGATCTTGATGGAACCCAGTTTTGAAAATCTATGTTTGTATAATTATTGCCTGACCAATTTAATAGATTTGGGGCTGTGTCAATCGTTACCGCTGCTGACACATTAAAGTTTTGATTGTTCTCAACGGTTACTTGATAAGAATTGCAAAACCCAGTTACATTTTTATATATTCCAGAGTTGTCAGCATTGAACTCCATCGGCAAAAAGCCAGACTTACTTTCAAAAAAGTTAGCTAGCTTTCTAGCATTAGTCTCATTAGTTAAATAACCAACACTAAAATTAGCTACTAAACTATTCAAAGATAAAGGGGCTAGATCATAATAAAAATCATCAGTTGTAAAACTGTTAAACTTAGATTGAAACTGAGCTGTAGACCCATAGATCGGCGTCAAACTCAAACCAGTGAGATCTGTTGGTGCAGTAACTCCAGAAATATTTCTATCTCTATTGTAAAGTAAGTTTTCTGATTCTAATCCTGTTAAAGTACTCATGATGTATGACCCATATAATTAAGAGTTAATCTCAAACTTCCATTTGAAGATGCACTTAAAGATTCACTTACTAGACAAGCATTAGGCACTGATGCATCAACGAGCGTTGGCCCACCATTTCTACCATCTACTTTTAAATTAACTGTTCTACTGCTTTTACCTGTTTCTAAAAAATTTCTGCCACTTTCTAAAAAAGCATCATCGACTTCAATCTGAACAGCAGCAGTAATATTTAAAGGCGGTATGAACTTAACTTCTGTTGGTTCTTTATTACCTATTGAATAGTAAGGTTTTCTACTACAAGTCACAGCATAATCAAATCCTATAACTCTATTAGTTGAGCTGTTATCACATGAAGCAGTGATGCTACCTTGACTTGGTATGCTTAAGCTTGGTGCTGCAACAGAACCTGAAGCACTTGCGCCGCTTCTCATTTCATCATAAACAACAAAAGAACAATTTTCTTTTACAGGCGCTCCAACTGCACAATTTATTGACCAATTGTTAAGGTATCCACTTTGAAATCCATAAGACTCTCCATTGTAATGAATGCTACCTGATAAGTTATTAGATCCAGTAAAAGAGCTACTTCCACCAACCCCAGAAGCTACTACAGATTTATAAACTAAATCTCTAGTAAAAGAAAAATTTTGTTGTGTTTCTCCATTGACAGTTGTAACACCATCACTAAAACCTAAAGGATTTATGGTGTTAACAGAATTAGAATACGAAAAATCAACTGTATTAATTCCAGAGACCTCTTCGCCCTCTAAAAATAATCTTGAATCGTAATTTAATTTAGTGCCAAACATTAAGCTGAAAGCATCCCTCCTAATCTTGTTTCTTCAGCTATGACACCTTTTACAGCATCTTTTAATCTTACAGCTAAACCTTTATCGGCAGCTTCTGTATCAGGTGAGGAGCTTTGATTAACAGACCCATTAGAGTTAACAACTATATTTATATTAGTATCCCCTTTAGTTACTGATGTCCCACTACTACCTACAGAAGCTCCAGAGTTTAAAGCTTGTAAATTAGATGCCCCTATTCGTGAAGTTGCAGCAGCGTTCATTACAAATTCACCACCAGACAACATAGCTGGAACTGTGTCAACTCCAGCAGCGTGACCCACTCCTCCACCTCCAGCATAAGGTATCATACCACCCATTGGTCTCTTCTCGGTAGTTTTTCTACCACCAAACAATCCACCTCCAAACACAAGCCCACTTAAAGCAGCCATTCCAAGAGATGCAAGCAAACCCTTGCTTTGTTGTTTTCTAGCTTCTTCTTTTTGTATTAGCTCTTGTTTACGTCGCTCGTCTGCTTGTAATGATTGAACAAACAATCCAAAAGCTTGAGACTTAGCTTCTTGAGTTCTTTTAAAAGCTGGACTCATAGATCTTCCTAAATTTGTCATCATTAAACTTTCAGGAGCTAGAGCCACAGCCGCAAATCCAGAACCTCCTACTAATTTATCAAAAGATGTAGAAGTCCCAGTTTGAGTTGCAAACCCTAGTAAATTAGATTGACCAGATATTGCACCTTGTCCAAAAGTCCCTGGAGTAAACATACCTCCGTTAGCGAACTTTGGAACTGCCCCCTGATTCACAGAATTCATAAAACCTGTTCCAAATTTTTTAACAGCGCTTTTTCTCATTACGAATTCACCACCAGTTAGTAAAGCAGGAACATCATCTCTCACTCCAGATCCTCCTGTAATCATACCCCCGTCATGTTTAAGTAAGCCTCCAACTAACGGTATAGAACTAAGGAAGTTTCCTATTCCACCGCCACCGCCACCGCCAGTCATGCCGCCCACTATTTGATCAACGCCTTGCTTCATAAAAGCTTTTGACATCATAGTAAAGAAATCTGTGGCAGCAGATCTTAAGGTATCGCCCAAATTTTCACCTTTAACAATAGCATCGACTAATCCATCAGTTATATT